GAAAAAACAATTCCAATTAGATTACGTTTTGCTTTAGAAATAATGAATGCAGAAAGTATGGGTGACGTAAATGCTGAGTCTTTTTCAGATGCTGAAGGTCTATTTCAACTAAGAAGATCTATATTTGGTCCTGCAGCACCTGAAAATGCTCCGGGATTTAAAGTTAAATCAGCAACAAGTGAAAAAGAATACAAAGATCCAGAATGGCAATTTAACACAGCTATGGATTATGTAGATGCTATGCTTCAAAAATATAACGGTAACTTAGAAAAAGCTGCGTTAGCTTACAATGTTGGATATGCCTATGTAGATAAAATGGGTGACGATATAAATTATGATTTATTAGAAATGATAGTCAGAGAAGGTATACCTGAATTAGGTGTAAAACCAAGATCATATAATGTTGCAAATCGTATTGTTAGGTATGCTAGAAGATATATTGATAAAATATTTAAAGATGGTCCGTTAAGAAATCCACCAAATCCAATACAAAAAGGTTTTACAACAGATATAACTCCACCACCACCTAAACCAAAACAAACACGTATGGGTGGTTTTGTATAAAATTCTTGACAAAGTTCATATACGTGATATAATAGAAATTAAGGAATACTCTACGCAGCTACTCCATCTCTATTGATGACCCTGCAGTAAGTATCTTCAATACCAACAATGCTACTCGTTATTTAATTCTTTATAACGACCCTGTGGAGGTAACATGACAGATCAGCAAGAAAAAGAAAATTCGACACCCACCCCTTACAAAGGGCAGTATCGACAAGACGTTTATGAAGACGATCCAAAGAACGCAGACGACATAGAAGACCCTGTACAAACAGCCACTCCTAAAAATCTAATGGGTTCAGAAAAGGAAGTAAACTACAAAAAGCGTTATGACGATTTAAAACGTCACTACGACAGAAAAGTAAATGAATGGAAGTCTACTGAGCAGACTCTAAAGGCAGAAAAGAAGTTAGGTAATACTCAACTTCCTAAAACACCAGAAGAGTTAGATCAATTTAGACAAAAGTACCCAGATGTTTACGATGTAGTTCAATCTATTTCAACACTTAACGCAGAAAACAAAGTGAAAGAAATAGAAGGAAGGTTAGAACAGTTAACGGAAAAAGAACAAGATGCAATAGTTCGCACTGCTGAACAAGAGCTTCTCGTTAATCATCCAGACTTTACAGAACTAAGAGCAACTGAAGACTTTCAACAGTGGCTTGAAGATCAACCACCTAGCATTTCCGATGGTCTATATAAAAATAATACAGATTCCCGGTGGGCATCTCGTGTTATAGATCTATATAAAGCTGATCGCAACACACGGACAAGAAGACCATCTTCTAAAGCTTCTTCTCAGTCTGTTACGAAAACAAGACGTACAGATACACCGAGTAGAAAAGAAGATAAACTTTGGACACGTGATGAAATTGCCAAGCTAAAGCCGAGTGAATTTGCTAAGTTAGAAGAGGAAATTGATAAGGCACAACGTGAAGGCAGAATAACATAACTTTTAACTAAATAAGGGAGAGTAACTGATGGCATTTACATCAGCAGCAGGTTACGCAAACTTACCTAATGGTAATTTCGTACCTCAAATATTTAGCCAAAAAGTTCTCAAGTTCTTCCGTAGAGCATCTGTAGTTGAAGATATTACAAATACTGACTATACTGGGGAAATTGAAAACTTTGGCGACACAGTCAAGATTATAAAAGAACCACAAATCACTGTGAGAAGTTATAATCGTGGAACTGCCGTAGCAACTGAAGATCTATTAGATGAGCAGATTACTATGACAGTGGATCAAGGTAACTACTTTGCATTTAAGGTAGATGACGTTGAAGAAAGACACAGCCATATTAACTTTGAAGCATTAGCAACTTCTTCAGGTGCTTATGCTCTTAAAAGAAAATATGATGCAAATGTTCTTGAAGCAATGACAACTGGTGCAGGAATTGCAGGAAACGCTTCAGATGAAGCAACAGGAGCAACTGTTACAAACACTTCTCTTGGTGTTCATGGAACTCCTATCCAAGTTTCAGCTTCAGGTGACACAGGTCCAGACGCTGCGTTAAACTTGATTGCTTTAATGGGTAGACTACTAGACGAAAACAACGTACCTGAAGATGGTCGTTGGTTTGTAGCTCCACCTTTCTTTTATGAAGCTCTTGCAAAAGCAGACTCTAAGCTTATTCAAGTACAAATCACAGGAGATCAACAGTCTATTGTGAGAAACGGAAGAGTTTTAGATGGTCTTTTACATGGTATGAGATTATATAAAACTAACTCATTTGATGATTCCACAACAGGAACAGATGTAGTTAATCCGGGTACAGCAGGTAAGTTTTATGTTCTTGCAGGTCATATGTCTAGTACATCAACAGCTTCTCATATTTCTAAAACAGAAGTCGTAAGAGATACAGAATCTTTCTCAGACATCATCAGGGGATTACACATCTTCGGAAGAAAAGTCTTGAGAAAAGAGTCTTTAGCTCTTGGCGTAATTAACTAAGGGGAGATTGTATAAATGGCTACTTATGATTTAACAACTGGTCAAGGTGTAGGTCAAGCAGGATCTGCTACTGGTCTTTCTAAAATGATGATGATAGAGAAGGTCTTTGATGCAAAGAAATTTGCTGATAACGGAAACACAATGGCAAATGGTGATATCATTCAATTGATTGATTTACCTGCTGAATGTTTTGTGTTACACGTTGGAGCAGAAGTTCTAACTGCATTTGATCCGGGAACATCATTAACTGTTGACATTGACGTTGCTGCAGGTGACGACATGGTTGATGGTGGTGACGTAACCTCTGCAGGATACTTAGCTGCAGGATCTAACGGACACACAGACTATACTGCTGTTGCTACTTATAACAACAGATACACAGCAACTGACACTATTGACGTTAAGTGCATCCTTTCAGGATCAGCACCTACTGTCGGTAAACTCAGAGTGTATGCAGTTATTATCGATATTTCTGGTAAGATTGAAGAAGACTTGTTAACAAGTTCTACTAACGTACAGTAAATAAATACATAGGAGCAGCTTTAGGGTTGCTCCTATACACAGGTTTAAAGAATATGTTTTATGGCAAGTACATACCTCACATTAGTAAACAATGTATTACGTGATCTCAACGAGGTTGAGCTTACCTCTAGCACCTTTTCTAGCTCTCGTGGTATTCAAACATCTACCAAAGACTACGTTAACAGAGCAATAAGTGATTTAATAAACGCAGAACTTAACTGGTCTTTTACAAGAGCAGAGGGTTCTCTTAACATTATAGCAGGTAAACAACTTTACGATAAGTCTGCTGTATCATCTTCACTAAAGTATATTGACTATGATACAATGTTTTTAGAACCAAGAGATTTTATTACCAATGGTGACTATGAGATAAGTGGTTCAGCTTCTATAACAGGATGGACAACTGTATCTGGTTCTCCTTCTGCTAGTTCTAAGTTTGGAAACACGTTACTACTATCATCAGCAGTCATTACACAGTCTGTTGGCGATCTTGTTGTAGGTGAAGAATATAAAATTAGCACACAAATTACAGGTTCTACTGCTACTTTAAAAGTTGGAACATCTTCTAACGGCACACAAACAACAACAGCTACACTGACTGTTGACAATACAAACGAAACAGAATTTTTAGAAACATCTTTTACTGCTACAGCAACAACACATTTTATAACATTTGCTGAAACAGATGGTAACAACGCACATATAAAACGTGTATCTCTTATAGAAAAAGATGTTAACCCAAAGAAACTAGAATATATTAGTTACGAAGAATGGAACGCAAGATACAGAGAACAAGATGCAATAGCTGATAAAAATAAGTTTGACGTTCCTGATTTTGCATTTACAACATATAACGAAGAAATAGGTGTTAGTCCTATACCAATAAAATCAAACTACGTGTTAAAGTTTGACTATTACATTACACATACAGATTTATCATCATCTACAGATACGTCTGTAATCCCTGCTAGATTTGAACCTATAATTACATCTAAAGCAAAGTATTACGCATACACCTTACGAGGTGAAATCCCTAACGCACAACTTGCTAAACAAGACTTTGACAATGGAGTTAAAAGAATGCGAGTTGAATTAATAAATCGTAAGAATTACATGAGAGCAGTATAATGCCTGATCTAGCTCAAACCCAACCTTCAGCTTTTGTATGTCAAGGTGGGTTAGTAAAAAGTAGATCTACGTTCATTATGCAACCCGGACAAGCTTTAGAGTTACTTAACTTTGAACCTGATATTGAGGGTGGTTATCGTAGAATTAATGGTTTTAGAAGACACATAAACCACATAGTACCTCAAACTTCAGCTAGTACAGAAAAGGTTTTAATGACGACCTTTTTTAATAATAACATAATGGCTGCACGTGGAGAAAAAATATTTACTTCAGCTTCTACTGAGTTATCTCTTGCAATAGCTTCTGGAACAGGTATGACAGGTTCAGGAACTATA